GGCTGATCAAGTCGAAAAGTTAGAGTCTTTAAATTCAAGACTAGAACTTGAAGAACAAAACCTAAAAGACACTAAGGCAGAAATACAAAAAGTTTCTGGAGATATAATACCAACCATGATGTCTGAAATGGGTTTATCAGAACTTAAACTACATGATGGATCACATCTAAAAGTTTCAACGACATATCGTGCTTCTATAACAGAAGCAAATAAAGAGATGGCGTTTAACTGGCTTCGTAACAATGGACTAGGTGATATTATTAAGAACGAGATCTTGGTATCATTTGGTCGTAACGAAGATAACAAGGCAGCAGAATATGCTGAACTTGCGAAGGGTCAAGGGTTCCAACCGACACAAAAGATGAAGGTAGAACCCATGACTCTGAAAGCGTTAGTCCGTGAGCGTATTGAGGCAGGTAAAGAAATGCCAACGGAAGTCTTCGGGGTATTCTCGGAGAATAAAACTACAATAAAAAGGAACAAGTAACATGAACCAAGTAGCAACAAAAAAAGAAGGAGCATTAGCAACATTTGATATGGAAGCTGATGCAGCACAAGGCGCTCAAAATATATCGCAAGAAGATCTTGCGTTGCCTTTCTTAAAAATTTTGGGCCAACTATCTCCAGAGGTAAACAAAAGAGATGGTAAGTATGTCGAGGGCGCAGAACCTGGCAAAATAATAAACACTGTTACAAATCAATTGTATGACAAGGTTAGTGTAATACCTTGCCATTACAAAAGACAATACGTAGAGTGGCAAGACAGAGGCACAAGTACAGGTGCACCTGTTGCGATTCACGACGCAGATAGTGATATCATAAGTCAAACAACTAGAGGTAAAGACTACAAAGATAGATTACCAAACGGAAACTATCTTGAAAATACTGCTAGTCATTTTGTATTGATTGACGGTGAGAACCCAGAAACAGCTTTGATTTCTATGAAGTCTACTCAACTTAAAGTTAGTAGAAAATGGAACTCAATGATGATGGGTATTAAAATGCAGGGTAAGAATGGTTTATTTACACCGCCAACTTATAGCCACATTTATAACCTATCGACTGTTCAGATGTCTAACGACAAAGGAACATGGTTTGGTTGGGATGTTTCAAAAGCTGGACCTATTGCAAATAAAGACATGTATGACATGGCTAAAAATTTTGCAATTAGTGTAGGTAAAGGTGAGGTAGAAGCTAAACCAGAAACTCAAGAGCAAACCAAAAAATCTTTAAATTTATAAGATCCTAGGTAGTGGGCGTCGAAGCGAGAGTGGATACGCCCACTTTTAATTTATGAATGATAAGATAAATAATGCTCCAGTTACGTATGAAGATTGGATAGATCTGGGACGGGTAATTATACCCTGTGATACAAAGCAGGCTGTAGTTGAAAAATGGTCTGACCCAGATTTTAAAATTACGAAAGAAGAATGGAGAATAGAACACACAACAAAACAAATAGGACTTAGGTTAGATCAATACATAGATTTTGATATTGATAATCCTGTTGTAAAAAGATTTGTTGCAGATCACATAAAATCTTGTGGTGCAATATTTGGTAGAAGAAATAATCCATCAAGTCATTATCTTTGGTCTGGTACATCAGATTATAAAAAATTTGCATTACCAAAAGAATTAGAAAATTATTATAAAAATTATGGTCATGGTGCAACTCTTTGTGAGATTAGACATGGCGCAAACAAGTATACACTGGTTCCAGAAACGAAATATCATACAACAAACGAAGTAGTAGAGTGGGTTAAATACGATGGAATAGATGAATATCCAGGTAATTTAAAAGTAGATTTAGGTAAGATTGCGTTAGCAGCAGCTTTATGTATTACTTATGCGGGCACGGGACAAAGAGATGACTATTGCACAGCAATTGCAGGTGTGTTGTTAAAACATACAGAATGGAGTGTAGATGATATAGATAATTTTATTTACAAAGTTGCTGTTGCTGCAAAAGATGAAGAAAGTAGCAAAAGAAAAAATAAAGGAACTTCTCATAAAAAAGCAAATAGAAAATTTGGCATGCCTAAACTTGCAGAAATTATTGGCTGTTCTACAAAAACAATTGCAACAATTTTTAGTTGGATAGGTGTACAAGAAGCAACAAGTGAGGAAGCAAAACAATCCATAGGTCAAATTATAGAGTATGGAGGTGATAGGTACTTTGTAAAAATAAACGCTGTGGTGCAAGGAGAAGCTGTAGAAAAAACAATTAAAGTAGATGGACCCACACTTAGAAATAAAAAATTATTTTATGATGCGGTAATTAGTAAAGCATCTGTGTGGATTCCAGAAATGAAACCTGCAGACTTTGAAGAAATTATGAGAAGAAAGTTTGAGGCAAGAGAGAAATCAAAAGATTATGTAGAAGATGCAGAAGAGGACTTAAGATTTAAAAAGAATTTTGATAATTATATTGCAGAAGAAAAAGCATATACAAATAAAAAAGAATTAGCAAACTTTGGTTTGCCTTATTTTAATTCAGAAAGAAATGTTTTAGAATTTAATTTAGATAAGTTTGAAGATTACTTACATAGACAAAAAGTAAATTTACCAAGAGTAGATTTAGTTATTAAGTGCCAACAAATATTAAAAGCAAAAAAGAATCACGGTAAATTTGAAGGTAAGTCTTGTGTATCTTGGCGTATTTTAGATCAGAAAGTTGATGTTGAAAATTTAATTGTTGAAGGAGAGTTTAAGGAGTTGACAAATGATTGAACCTAAATTTATATCAGGTCCTCCAGGGACAGGTAAAACATCTGGTTTTCTAACTAATAAATATTTGGAACTGTTGGATAAATATACTCACGACAGAATTATAATTTTATCACACACCAACGTTGCAGCAGATGAAATAAGAGATGAAATTTTAAAATTAGAAAAAGTAAAAGAAAAAGGATTAACTAAAAAATCTTTTAAATACAAAATATGTACAATACATTCTTATTGTAAAAGTAAAAATTTAAATAAAGAACTTTTTGATTACAAAGATCATATTAATTTATGTAAAAATCAAGAAGTAGGTTCATTGTTTAAATTACAAACAATAAAAGAATCAGAGCTTGACCAACATAATTTTTATAAATATTTAAGTGATGCTTTTGGTCAAGGTAAAAATGTTGAAGAATTTTGGAAAACTTGTGATAGAAATTCATACAAACCTTACACACTGAATGTAATTCAAGAAATGGAGAAAGCTTACATTGATTATAAAAAAGATGTTGTAACGTTGTGTTGTGATTATAACGATATGATTGCTGATTTTATAAAAGAAGAAACTAGAGAACCTGACATTGATGCACTCATTGTAGATGAGGCACAAGATAGTAACGTAAAACAATTAGAAGCTTTACAAAAGTTGGCAACAAACGTTAAAGAATATTATATGGTTGGAGATGCAGATCAAACTATATTTGAATTTGCAGGAGCAAATGCTGATTATTTTCACACACTATCAAAGAACGCAGAACAATTAGACCAGGGATATAGGTGTGGAAAAACTATCAATGCTTTATGTAAACAAATTATAAAACCCGTTTGGGATTATTATGGGTATGACAGGATATGGAAACCTGCTAATTATCGAAAAGGACATGTACATGAGGGGCAGCCTATAATTGGAGAGCATTATTATTTGCCTAGTCTAAGACACAATTCAAGCTCTATGCAGGTTTTATTAGATAAAATAAGAGATAGTGAAGAAACTTTTTTGTTTACATATAGGGGAAAACCATCTGATGCCTGGGTTAAAAATTTTTTTAAACACCATGGCATAGAGTTTGCACATGTAGGTAACACGGCCCACGTACCAAAAAAAGAATTAAGATGTCATAAACTGTGGCCAGATTTTGTAAGAGGTGTGCCGATGTCTTTAAAACAAATAAAAGATTTTTGGGATTACATGGGTAGTAAAGTTATACCAAGGGGTAAGGGAAAGTATGATTTTGAAGGTTGGATAAAAAAAGACTATTCAATTTATGATTTAATTAAATTGAATTTATTAAAAGAAACTGCTGTAAACGAAAAAGATTTTAGATTGATAAGAGTACAAAGTGGTAAAAAAGAAGATTATGAAAAAAGACTCATATATATTGAAAAAATTTTAAGAAAAGGTTTTGATTTAGAAGGAGATACCAGAGTTAAATATGCAAACATTCATACGGTAAAAGGACTTACGTTTGATAATGTTATTGTTGATTTAACTTTAACTAGAAAAGAAGATTATTTTACACAACTAAGATTAAAATATGTTGCTTACAGTAGGGGCAGATATGATTGTTGGACAATAGCATCACAAAGTACATACAAACTAGGAGTAAAATGACAGATAAAAGTATATTTAAAGGAGTAGGTTATGAATCATTAGATAAACAGGTTGGCGGAAATCATTATAAAAAGTTTACGATACAGCCAGCAGAGTTTATAAATGAAAACAAATTGCTTTTTGCAGAAGGAAACGCTATAAAATATATTTGTAGGCACTCGTTTAAGGGAAAAGAAGAAGATATTAAAAAAGCGATACACTACTTAGAAATGATATTGGAGAGAGATTATAATGTGTAATACACCAGAGGATCTAGATTTAAAAGGTATTGACACTGTAGCTGTTGATTTAGAAACTTATGATCCCAATCTTAAAACAAAAGGTTTAGGAGCCATACGTAATGATGGTTTTGTATGTGGTGTTGCAGTTGCAACTAAAAATGATATTGCATATTTTCCACTAAGTCATTCAGACACTGATTTAAGTTTAGAAAAGATTAGAAATATTTGGAAAGTTTTAAATGAAAAAATTTTTCAAAACGAAAAGATTACAAAAGTATTTCATAATGCAATGTATGACGTGTGTTGGATTAGAGCAGTAACTGGTAAAATGATTAAAGGTAGAATTGTCGACACTATGATAGCAGCATCAGTGATTGATGAGAATAGATTTAAATATTCATTAGACTCTTTGTCAAAAGATTATCTTGATGAGGGAAAATATAAATATGATTTACAACAAAAAACATTAGAGTGTC